TCGTGCATGCCGGCAATCTGGTTGAACATCTTGCGCCGCTCCGTGCGCGAGACGCCCTGTTTCGCCAGGGCGGCATCGATGCGGCGCCTGGCTTGGATTTCGGGGCGGACCTGCGCGGACGCAGCGGCCCTGGCCCGATCTTCGTCATTGCCGCCATCGACGATGGCGTCATCAACGGCATCGGCAAAGCCATATTCGACGGCCTGCGCTGCCGTCATGAAGGTTTCCGCATCCATCAACCGTTCGATGCCGACGCGATCCATGCCGGTGCGGGCGTGATAAATGTCGGCAAGCGCGACATCGAACTCATCGAACAGGCTGGCGGCCTCACGCATGTCATGACGATTGCCGATCACCACGCCCCAGGCATTGTGCACCATCATGAAGGAGCCGAGCCCCATGCGGATCACATCGCCGGCCATGGCGATGATGGAGGCGGCCGACGCTGCCCAGCCCAGCACCTCAATCGTAACCTTGGCCGGATGGTTGCGCAGCAGATTGTAGATCGCGATCCCCTCGAACATGTCGCCACCCGGCGAGTTGATGCGCACGATGACGTCGCGATTGCCGATCGAACGGAGCGCCGCCGAGATGCGATTTGCCGTGACGCCGCCGCCGGTCCAGCCATCCTCGCCGATGACGTCGAAGATGGAGATGGTGGTGTCGGTGCCATCGACCGTCGCCGATGCATGTGGCTGCTCGGCCCACCGTTCCAGCACGTCGCTCGGCGCATCCCACTGATAGGTCCGCGGGCGGGCGAAGGCCTGCGCTTCGGGCAGATTGCGCAGGCTCATCAGAGGTTCTCCAGAAGCTGGAACAGGTATCCGCCGAGCGTGACGCCACCGATGAAGATGCCGAAGTCGAAGGCAGGGCTGATGATGGCAAGGCTGACGACAGCAAGGGTGATCAGCGTCGAGGTCAGCTTCAACGTGTTCAGAAGGGTCATCGGTTCCGCTCCTTGATTGTTACGGGGCGTCGGTTTCGCGGTAGCCGCCGGCAGTAGCAGTGCGATCGCTGCCGTCGACGGGTTCATGGTGATCATTCGCCGGCACGCCGGCGGTGTTGGGCGGAGGATAGAAGACGTCGCCACCGTCTCGCGGGTTCTGGTCTTCCAGCGCGCGGATTTCATTCGGGCTGTAGACGCCTCATTGCAGGCCTTTGACGTAAGCCTCCCAGCGCGCCTTGATGTCGCCCTTGACCAGCGCCGCCCGATTGAAGCGGGCATAAAGCTGCTCTTCCGCGCCGATCAGGTCGCGGTTGATCGCCTCTTCCCACATGGTCAGATGGTCTTCGAGCGTCCAGGCGACGAAGCCGATCGACTGCTGCTCGATGCCGGTGCCCCAGCTGGTCGACTTTTCCGTGTCGCCGATCATGTGCGGCGGCACGCCGAAGAACATGGCAATGTCGGTGCGGCTGAACTTGCGGCTCTCGATCCACTGCGCATCCTCGGCAGTCATGGCGATGCGGGCATAGTCCATGCCCTCTTCGAGGATCAGGTTCTTTCCCTCCTGCTCGCCGCCGGAGCGGAACTCTTCGAGCCCGGCCTTGAGATTGGCGACGGCTTCCGGGCCGAGCTTGTTCGGATGCTTCAGCACCCCGCTGACGCGGGCGCCATTGCGGAAGGTGGCGGCGCCATGATCCTCCATGGCCAGCGACAGGCCGATGGTCTCGCGAGCGTAAGAGATTGCCGACACACCATGGACGCCGTCGAGCGTCAGGCCGACCAGATGGAACACTTCCGTCTGAGCAAGCTGGATGCGCCGTCCGTCCTGTCTTGTGTATGTGTATTCGAGCGTCAGATCGTCGGTCTGCTTCACCTCGACCCGATCGGGATGCAGCGGGATCAGTTCCTGCATATTCCCGCGCGAGCGCACGATCATGGCATAGGCATTGCCGCGCAAAAGCAGATGCGCCTGCAGCATGCGCCGGAACTGCGATGGTGTCTGCCAGCGGTTCGGCCGTCGTCGGAGCACCTTCCAGATCGGCGTGTCGGACGCATCCTGCCGGGTGCGCTCATCCACCCGGCGTTTGATGTGCAAGGGCAGCGTCGCCACAGCGCCCGAGATGATGCGCACACAGGCATAGACAGCCGCCACCCGCATGGCGCTGTTCGGCGTCACCGTGGTTCCCGATGCTGTCACCGCTCCGGACCGCAGCGCCTCTTCCAGCTGCTGCGCCGTGGTGATGACGATCCCGCCACCCGCATCCTGGAACGACGCGCGCGGAGATGCGGCCGGCGGTTTTGCGCCGCCGAACCAGTTTTGCCAGAATGCCATCTACTCTCTTCTTCTATACGGTCGCCGCTACAGCATCAGGATGCCGCGGCTCTCATAGACCGAGCGGCCGGCATTGACGTCACGGGCCAGCGCCCGACCAAGCGCGTTGCAGATCGCGACAATACCGTCGATGCGTTCGCTCGAGCGCTCCTTGTCCGGCTTGATGTTACCGGCCGGATCATGACGCACGGCAACATTCGACGCGTTCCAGCGCAACACCGGATGACCGCCATGCCAGAGCGAGCGTGACACCGACAGCCGTTCCAGTTCCGCCGTCGGCGCGGCCATGGACAGAAAACCCTGGCCGAACTGGACAAGGTTCAACCCTTCATCCTGCAGATGCTGGACGATCTCGCCGGCAAAGGTGCGATCATAGGACAGCTCCCGCATATCATGGCGTGAGGCCAGCCCCAGTATCTCGGCCTCGATGAAGGCAAAGTCGGTGGCGTTGCCGGGCGTGGCGGTCAGGAACCCCTGGTCGCGCCAGACATCATAGGGCACGCGGTCGCGGCGCACGCGGCGCAGAATGTCGTCCTCAGGGATGAAGAAGCGGCAGATGACGATCCATTTGTTGGCCAGCGCCCCGAGGTCAACATCCAGCGTCGGCGGGAACAGCAACACGAAGGCCGACAGATCGTTGACGCGGGCCAGGTCGAGCCCGCCATAGCATTCGCGGCCGAGAAGCTTGCCTTCCAGCTCCTCCATCTCGTGTTTGACGATGCGCCAGTCTGTGGCAGCCTTCAGGCCTCCTTCCTCCCAGACGCCCATATCAAGCCAGCGGGTGACCTGTTCGGTCCATTCGTTGAGCCGCAGCCGCCGGATCGCGTTCTGCTGCGCCGGCATTTCCCTGGCTTCATCGATCTGGCGCTTGAGGTCATCGCGTTTGACGGTGACGCCAAGGCTGGGGTTCGCCTTCACCCAGACCTTCTCGTCGGTCCAGTCGTCGCCCTCATCGATGGTGGCGACATAGGCAAACCAGCTATCTGAAGACTCCGTCGGCACCGTGCCTTCCAGCGCCTTGACCGAGAACTCGTGATGCTGGCGGCAGACCGAATGGCGATCATGGCCGGCCGTCGTGATCTCGAAGATCAGCGGCTGTCGCCGCGCGCCGGTCGCGGTGTTCAGCTTCTGGATAATCTCGGGACCGGGATGTTCATGGACCTCGTCGACGGCGGCGAAGTGAATGTTCAACCCGTCCATCTTGGTGGCGTCGGCCGACAGTGGCCGGAACCAGGACGAGGTCGGCAGCACCGCCAGATTGTTCACCGTGCGGGTGATCCGCGCCTGCAGGGCCGAGCTTGCCGCCACCATGCGCTCGGCCTCGCCAAAGACAATGCGCGCCTGATCGCGCGTCGTTGCCGCCGAATAGACATGGGCGCCAGGCTCGCCATCGGCAATCAGGGCATAAAGCGCTGTGCCGGCCAGCAGCACCGACTTGCCGTTCTTCCTCGCCACCTCGACATAGGCCGTGCGGAACCGGCGCAGGCTGTCCTGACCAGGACCATTCTTGCGCTTCCAGCCATAGAGCGAGCCGACGACGAACTGCTGCCAGTCCTGCAGCACGAAGGGCTCGCCGGCCCATTCGCCAGTGGAATGGCGCAGATGGCCAAAAAAGTCGATCGCGTGGCGTGCGGCAGCACCGTCCCAGACCAGCCCACGCTTGCCGCCGGATTTGAGATCGACGAGATGGCGTTCGCAGGCCAGCTTCACCAGGCGACCGGCGACGATCCTGCCGCTGACGACACCGCGTGCATAAGCTGTGACCGGGCAGGATGACGCTTTCCTGACCGAGCCGGATTTACGCTTTTCGGCCACGGGTCAAAAAGTCCTCGAAGGGGTCGCTGGTCTCGGCAGGCTCTGCCATGCGGATGCGCGAGCGGCTGGAGGGTGTGAGCCCGAACTCGCTTTCGATCTGTGCCATCTGCGCCAGGCACTTGTTGGCAACCGCCAGGAACGGGTTCTGGATGATGTTGTCGTTCGCCGTCTTCACCACATGGCCGCGGCGTTTGACTTCCTGCTCGGCTTCCAGCCAGCGCCGCCAGATCACCACGTACCGGGCCAGCGCGTGCGTATCGAGCTCGGTCATCACGCCATGGCGGGCCAGCAGCTCGGCCATCTCGGAGAACTTTTTCCGGACGTCCTCATCAAGATGATCGGGCGGCGCAGGAACTGCCACCACCGGTTTCGGCTCGGCCTTGTTCAAACGGTGCGGACGGGCCGTGCCCTTGACCAACTTCAGATGCGTTGGCAGCGGCTTGCGGCCGGCCATGTCAAAACTCCATGCATTATCCAGTGCCGTCACCGCGAAGGCGTACCGCCTCGAACAACCTGCGCAGACAGTAACTGCGTGCGATCGACACCACGGTGAAAATCGCGCCCATCGCCATGTTCTCGGCCAGCGTGGTCGATAACCCGAACAGTGGGAACACCAGGATCTGGGTGATGACGGCGATGCCATAGCCGATGGCGACATTGGTGAGCGATTCCACCAGCGACATGGTGCGCGACTGCTTCATGCCGCTGCATCCTTGGCCGTATCTCCGGTGTCGGGCACGCGCTCGGCGGCGATCGCGTCAAAGCTGCGGCCGTCGCCCTCGAGCGTTGCCTGCTTGCCGGTGAATTCCTGCCAGCGTCGGACGACGACATCGCAAAAGGCTTCCGACAATTCGAGGCCATAGACCTTGCGGCCGATCTTTTCGCCCGCAATCAGCTGCGAGCCGGAGCCGGAAAACGGCTCGTAACAGATATCGCCGGGACGGGTGTGCAGTTGCATCGGCAGCGTGAACACCCGCACCGGTTTCGAGGTCGGATGCTCTCGGGTCTCGATTTCCGAGGACGGGATGTTCCAGACCGTCGTCGGCCAGCTTTCGAACCCCTCGCGATTGATCCTTGGCTTCTTGCCGCGAACCCAGCCGAACAGGCAGGGCTCGTGCGCCCACAGCATGACCGAGCGGGTCAGCACCGGGCGGGATTTGGCCCAGATGATCTGCTGGTGATGCAGCACGTCGAACTTGTCCCAGACATTTTCCAGCATGCGCTGGCGGCGCGAGGCGTGCCAGCAGTACCAGGCGACGTCCTCGGCAATGGCATGCTCGATCGCCGTCCGGCAGAAGGCCTCGTAGAACTGCGGACCCTGGCTGGAATCATCCCAGTGCGGCTGTTCGATATAATCCTCACCCCAATCCTTGTTGGCGATCTTCTTCGCCCGCTTTGATGCGCTCTTCTTCGTCGGATGGTTGGTGCCGTCGTAGTCGACCAGGTAAGGTGGGTCGGTGGCAAACAGCGCAGCGCGCTCGCCGTTCATCAGCCGGGTCACATCAGCGCCATCGGTCGAGTCGCCACACAGCAGCCGGTGTTCACCCAGCAGCCAGAGGTCACCGCGCCGTGTCACCGGCGTTGCCGGCACTTCAGGAATGGCGTCGTCCTCGGTCAGGCCGCCCTGTTCTTCGCGATGGCCGTAGAGCAGGTCCTGGAGTTCGTCGTCGCCGAAGCCGGTGAGCCCGAGATCAAAGCCTGCCTCCTGCAGATCGGAAAGCTCGAGCGCCAGCAGTTCCTCGTCCCACCCGGCATTGATGGCAATGCGGTTGTCGGCAAGCACCAGCGCCCGACGCTGGGTTTCCGAAAGGCCCGACAGCACGATGGTCGGCACCTGATCCATGCCGAGCTTGCGTGCCGCCAGCACGCGGCCATGGCCGGCGATCAGCGTGCCGTCCTCGGCAATCAGCACCGGATTGGTGAAACCGAAGGCGCGGATCGAGCCGGCGATCTCGGAAACCTGTGCTTCCGAATGCGTGCGGGCGTTGCGGGCATAAGGAACCAGCGCATCGAGCGGCCGATATTCGACGGCAAGACGGCGATCGCCATGATCGGGCGCATTGTGCGCAAGGTCAGCCATTTGCGTTTTCCGTTTCCAACAAAATCAACATGTTAGCCATGCACCCCCCCCATCGCCATTTTGGCCACGGATGCGCGTTTGGTGGCGCGCGGTCCTGGGAGCGAACTCTCCAGAGATTTGACCTCCCCGGGGGAGGGCTTGGGCTCACGAGCGGCGGCGCGCATTGCCGAAGCCGCCGTCGCTGCCGGCCGTTTTCCGTCCGTGGCACGATGCGCACAGCGCCTGCCAGCGGCTGCGGTCCCAGAACACCGTCTCATCACCGCCATGCGGGTTGACGTGGTCGACGACGCTTGCCGGGCGGATCAGATCGTGACGCTCGCATTCCTCGCACAGCGGATGATCGTGCAGGAAGGATGCGCGTTCTGTTCGCCAGCGCTTTGAGCGATAGAGCGCACGGGCCACCGGATTGCGCTGGCGGGCATAGTCCTGGTCACGCTCCCGCTTTTCGCGCCGTCCAACCGGGCGATGGATCGGCGGGCGGACAGGCATGGTGCTGATCTCGACGATGATGCTGATGGCGATGGCGTTGGAAACGACAACGCCCGCGATGGATCGTCTCCGTCGCGGGCGCGCT